GGATATAGATCGAAGTCAACTAAGCCTTCGTCAAGAGATATAACTTTACAATATACTCTTGCAAAGTGTACTGGATCTTGCATACACTTTTGATATTCTAGTATTTCTGCTTGGGACCATGAAGTGACAATGCCGTCACGCTTTACATTAGAGTTCCCTAAATATCCATCATTCATCTTTTAATCGAGGCGTTAAATCTATTACGTTGCTAGCAGGCTTTTCTATCTTATCTACGTCCTGTAACATTCTTTGTAAATCAGTTGTAGAACCAATAAACAAATTATTATTTGTTGTGCCTTCGGCTTTCATAGGTATATCATCATTCTTTTTAATATCTTTGTTTTTCTTATTCAGATCCATAAGCTTGTCATTTACATCACCGACGTTCTTAATCATACCTGATAAGACTTCTATAGCACGAGGATGCTCAGACTGTTGAGCAATCTCAATAGCTAAGTCTAATGCATCTTTGCCTTTCTCTATTAACTCATAATAAGTCTGTCGAGAATATTCATAGTCGTTTGCAATTTTATCGCTATCCATAATTCACCTATAAACTGCTATCACCAATGTATGTAGTATTATAACCTGGAAATAATGGATCATCAGGAGTTCTACTAAAGAATTTTGGTGTATATTCTACACTAAATCCAAATCCTGCAGAATCTGTACTATTTAAATCATAATTAACAATAGACTTTTGAATAACATTTTTGCCAGCATCTATAGGACCGTAAAAAGCAGTCTTCATTTCAAAGTCTAGTACATATTGTAAAACACTTCTTTGTTCTATTGGACCCTCAAAATCTGCAAGATACGAAACACCCTGCAATGTAAGAGGTATATCTTCTAGTATATCTGTATATTGAGAGAAAGGTTTCATAGTTACTGTATATTGAGGACTAAAAAACGGCAATATTTGTTCTACTAACTGTAATGCATCGTCTTGTGATTTTGCATATATGGTAAGCGAAAAAGTTATATTATAAGGTACTGCTCTTGTAACAACATCTTTTTTTGAACCATGGTCATCAATAGTATTATTATGAAAAGTTTTATTTAATTTCTGTAGTTGTCTTGTATCATCATAAATGTATGATGTAATTTCAAAAGACATACGAGGTAATTTTAGAGCAACAGATTCATCTCTTTGGATATCTGCTAACCCTTGAATACGTTCGATATACTTATCACGTGGAGCATAAGCTAAAGGTACTCGAACTGTACTAATTACAGAACCAGCTTTATCCTTACGGATCACATATAAGTTAGTAAATAGAGAACCGAATGCGGCTACGCATTTTCTAACTTTCTGATGATAAAAGTGTGGACCGAACATTTCTTATCCTATTTGTTTATGATACTCATAATTTCTGGGCTTACGATATTATCTTTACCAAAAATTCTCTGAGTCGTTTTATCTGTTTCTTTATAATATTTGTCTGCCATTTCATCTAAAAAATCTTCAAGGTGATTTGAGTGTGGTATCTCTTTATGTGCAATCATATCGCTTACAGTCTTAATATAACGTTGTACCTCTGTAAGTCCTACTTGAGGATGCACACCATATTGTTGCATATATTCTATGGTTGCAGTACTTGCTCTTCCGCCATCCATTAGATTACGATACATTAATTCAAATCCACGTCTTACGTGATGCCTTTTTTCAGATTCTTCAAACTCCTCTTCTGACCAGTCAGTCACTCCATGATTTTCTTTTAAATTATTATATGCGTTAATCAGCGTAGCAATATCTTTAAAAGAACCGTTTATTTTACTTTCCATCATTTCTATGCTAACAAAAGCTGCACGTAATTTTGCACTTAGAACATTATTATCCGGATCATTGAATAGTTTATCTTGTAGCTTCTCAATGTTTCTCAATGCTTTAGCATGGCTCACTTGTGCTTCAGCCAATGCCATTTTACGTTTCTCAGTTTCTGCCAATACTTGTCTCATCATTCTCATAGGTGAATGACCATTCAGCATTGTAAGACTCATCATAGTCAAAGTAGATTGAGAATTATTCCTATCAAAGAATTTAGTTTTCTCATCTAGTTCAGGCAGATATTCATTCACTAGAGCAACTGCTTGCGGATTGATCTTACTCTTAGATACAGGAGTAATACCAAATGTCACTGGATCAGTTGCTTTTAATTCTGTATTCGTTTTCTTAACGATTTCACTCATAATAAATCCTTGTTATAATATACTATTTATCACGCACCAGATGTGGCGTCTAATCTATATCTTCCACCAGCTGATAGTGTTCCAAAGGTACTAGCAATTGCGTTAGTGCTCATATTAAGATTTTCTATATTATTATACATTTGCGATTGATATCCACCACCTATAACTCCATGAGTAGCATTATTTGTTGCTGAAAGAGAATACTTAGTTGCACTTAGATTAGCAACGTTAGTTCCAGTTCCACCTGTTGTAATAGAATGTCTATCTATATGGTCAATGTAACCCGAGGTGTTAATACCACCTGCAGTAAAAGAATAATTTGCATCTGAAAAACCTGCAGAATAACCTCTAGCATTGCCATTTGAGAAGCTTCCGAAACTAGAAGAATTTCCTGCAGTTTGTATAGTTATTCTTTCAAAATAGCCAATGTATTGTGTATCTGAAGTTCTTACGCCACCACTCCAACAGCCGTAAGTATTGTTTCCGCTACTTGCAGATCCTGCAACTGCCCAACCCCAACCTAAATTACCAAATGTACTAGAATTACCAGCTGTGTTTATTGTAACATAATCCATTCTTTCTCTAAAATTCCATCCACCGCTATAGTAAGCACCGCCTCCAATTACGCCTCTTGTCAAATCTGCAACTGCACCTAAAAATGCTTTTCCTGTATCATTCGAACCAAACGATACTGCATTGCCTGGCGTAGAAGGATTTACATATTCCATATTACTTGAGTACGTATTAGTACCTGTTTCACCATTTGCAAATACAGACCTTCCAGAATTACCAAAAGATGTATGACCACCTCTATTTACATTCATATCACCGAAGTCTGTTGTAGCACCGCCAGTCGGTATTGCCATATATTCAATAGTATTACTACCGCCGCTACTTTGTGTACCACCAGAAAAGAGAGCTCTATTAAATGTAGCTGGTGGAGCAATACCAGTAACACTTATTTCATTACCCATACTTAATCCATGTGTTGTACAATAATAGTGTAAAATAGACGGACCATTAGAATCTGGAGTAAATTCAACTGTTGAACCATTTTGTCCTGCTGTGCCGCTTGTTATGACACCTGTTGTATATTCAGTAGATCCACTATCAGCTGTGAATCTAAATGGATGTGTTAAATTACTAGAATCACTAACATCAAATGTATAAGTTGTGCCAGCGGCCATCTGTAATTTTGGTCTATTAATTATTGCCATGTCTTATTCCCTATGCAGCATTTCCAGAGTTACCAGCACCACCATACATCTGTATACTCATGTCTCCAAAATCTGTTGCACTATTACCAACTACATCTAATGATATAGCATATATTTCATTGCTATAAGTATTTGCATCCGTATAAGTCGAACCATCTCTACTTCCACCACATGCAAATGCTGTATTCGCATTACCAGTACCAGCTGCCTGATTTCTGTTTTGTGGAAGATTACTACCCCAATCAACCGCATTGCCTAGCGTTGCAATAGTAATATATTCTATAGAGCTTATTTCATTCGAGTTAGAAGCTTCTCCGCCCATTGTCACACCATACGTGCCATTAGCATGAGCGGTAGGCGCCTCATATCTATAATTAACAGCTGAACCAAACGTTGAAGCATTTGACAATGTCGCCGCTGTTACATATTCATAAGCATAATTATTTGTAGAGTTCCAAACACATTTTACTCCATCTGACATACCAGCATTTCTATGAGCATAGCCAACAAAATCACCAAAATCTTGAGCATTGCCTGTTGTGTCTATGGTTACATAATCGATTTGCAAATTACTAGAACCGTCACCACTACTAATTAAAGCCTTAGTTCCATCGGATGCACCAGCTTTACCATATGTTGCAAAGGTACATGTACCAAAAAGTGCACTATTACCAAATGTTGCACAAGTAATATATTGTATAGCATCAGTACTAGCTTGATAACCACTACCACCAGCGACTAGTGCTCTTGTACCATTAGACATATTACCAGCCATCCAGCTGGCCCAACTATTAGTGGCACCAGAATAGTAAGAGTTAACATAGCCAGCGTTTAAAGAACCAAATCCTGAAGCATTACCAGGTGTAGTTGTGTCAAAATATTGAATACCTGCATAAGAAGCATTTAAACTACCAGTAGTAGAGTTATATGACGCAGGGGTCATTGTACCACTAAAGACAAATGCTCTAGTACCACCATTATTAAATGGAGGAATATCTTGTTCTAATCTGAATATATTACCTTCTCCGGTATTTCCGTATACTACGCCAGTTCCAACATAAGTTTTGTATTTAAGATAATTTAGAGTTTGATCATTTTCACTATCGTACCAAGGTCCACCTTCTATAATTACAATATGGTTGCCTTTACTTAATCCGTGATCTCCACAATAATAATTCATATTTGATGGTGCGCTATCAGGTATAACCCAAGAAATTGATGCACCGGCCTGTCCCTGAGTACCACTAAGTGTAACGCCAGTTGTATATTCTGATGTACCACTATCAGCTGTAAACTTAAAAGGATGATCTGCTAAAGCAGCATTACTCACATCAAACGTGTAAGTTTGTCCTTTTGTGAGTTTCAGTCTGGGTCTTTTAATTGCCATCTTATATCCTTACGCCGCATTGCCTGAACTACCGAATCCTGCTTCAATGTAGTTGCTAATAGTGCCGAAATCAGTTGAATTACCACCTGTACTAATACTCATTTGTTCTATAGTATGGTATCTACCACCACTTTGTCCTGATGGAGCTGTTTGAGAACCTTCTCGGCCTGCCCAAAATGCATATGTTCCATCACTACTTGCCGCACTCATACCACCGTAGTTAGTTAAATCTCCGTGATCTGTTGCACCGGTTTGTGTTGCAGTTGCAAATTTTTCAACCATATTCGTCCAGCCATTTGAAGCTTCACCATTGCTTCTACGTCCTGCACCAACTAGTAAATACGTATTATCACCTGGAAGATTTTGTACATATGTCCAACTATCTAGTAATGTGCCTGAACTAACTACAGCATTTCCAGGAGTTGCCATAGTAATTGTCGACATAGTATTACTATAAGCACTACCTGATCCATCATTACCTGTTGCAATAACACCAATTGTTCCATTAGTACCCATTGCACGACCAGTTTGATTTTGATTTAAATTGGCAAAAGATATTGCATTACCAGGTGTATCAATTGTAATATATTCTATTTCTTTATAGATAACATTACCTCCAGACGCATAGAGGCCACCGAACATTATACCATATGTTCCATCACCTTCACTAGCAGTATATGCACCATTTGATGTCATGTCTCCAAAGTCAATCGCATTTCCTGGTGTTGCAACTGTAACATAATCTATAACATTTGAATAGTTTGTTACTATGCCACCGCCAAATGCAGCCTTTGTGCCATTTGACATACTAGCACCATTATATCTTCCCTGGGTTAAGTCGCCAAAGTCTAAAGCATTACCAGGTGTGCTTATATTAATATATTCTATAGAATTTGACTGTGTACCAGCAGCTGTATATCCACCAGCAATTAATCCTCTAGCTCCGAACCAAGTTGGGTCAGGTGCGGCCGGTATAGTAAATTCATAAAAATATGTACTGTTAGTTAAACCTTGCGCATCAACGTCAAATAACCAAACTCTATAATCTGTGTTAGTATCGAGAAATGTTGATATACCACCTGAAATAGTAAACACTTTAGCGGGTGAAGCAACAGTGATTGTATCTCCTACTTGTAAATTATTTAATGCTCTTCTAAGATTTACTGCAGCTGTGCTTTGTGAGTTTCCACCAACAACCGTTTGTCTAATGTAAATTTGTGCACTACTTGTAGTACTATCTGTTGGATTTCTCCATTGTCCGTGAGTAATAGACGATCCATATACTCCTTCACCACCTGTTACGGTAGCTGGTACTGTTCCAATTATTTTCATTTTCTGGCCCATGTTAATTCCATGAGTACTACAATAATACATTAAGTTATCAGGTGCATCGCCAGGTACAGCAAATGTAGTTTTAGCTCCAGCTTGGCCTGGTGTACCTGTAGCTGTTACGCCTGAAGTATATTCACTTACGCCACTATCAGCTGTAAATCTTAATGGATGACCGGCATTAGTTGTATCGCTCTGATCAATAACATAAGTCTTGCCTCTAATAAATTTTAATTTAGGTCGTACAATCGCCATCTCTTATTCCTCTAATGCAAACACTTTACCGTAACCACCGCCATATCCTTGGTCAGAATCAAGAGTTACGATAAATGAGCTATCAGTTAACATTGAACCATCGCTTTCACCTGAATCAAGATAACCTTCGTTAATTGCCATATAAAAAACATTTCCTTGTGGACCCGAATATAGCTTACCAGTATTAACAGTTGCTATCAATTGGGTAGCATATGATCTAAAAAACGATCCGTCGCTCTCTGCTACTATTGCACTATCACCAAATCTTACTGCGGCACTATCACCAGGTTGCAAAGCCCCAACAGTAGGAGTAGCCGCACTAGATGTGTTTAGTTGATAATTACCTTCAGGAATACCTATATTAATAAATCCGTCACCAGCTAACGTCAGAGTATCACTATCTACTTGCGGTGTATACGTAATTTGCATTGCATTTGTTACGGTAGTATTAGTATGTGTACTTAATGCAAGACCTGGTACAGATAAATCTTTTATACCTTCAACATAGTTCGGATTATTGCTATCTGCTTCAAAATTATAAGTTATACTATTACCAACAACCTTATAAGATTTTTTAGCTTTTACAAATGGTGGATCGCTAACCGTTCCTTGTATAATCATTGTAGTTGCTGGTGCCGCTGCTGCAGTCGCGGCCGCGGTTGCTTCTAAGACTTGAGTCGCTGCTTCAGGTTCTCCGAATGGATTAGTCTCTGTAAAATCTAGAAAGTCTTGAGCTTGTTCATCAAACTCAGATGATGCATCACCATTAACTACAGGATTTGTAACCTTAGTTATTTTTCTTGATGCACCAGAATTAGATCCAGTAATAGTTAAGCCAGTACTAGGTTCTGTAAAATCCCCAGTAGAATTTGCTACGTGTATTAAACTTAACGTTTGACTACTATCAATAAATTCAGCTACTTCACCGGTTACAACTGCACCAGTAGAATTTGCTTCAATTGTAACATCTTCACCACGTTCAAAACTAGTATTAGCAAATGGCGCAGCAATTTTTACATTCGGTGGATTAGATGAATCATAAAAGTTACCACTATCTAAAACATTTACTTTCGTAACAGTACCAGTTGCTGAGTCAAAATCTAAACTTACTTGAGCAGCAAATAATGATTTTTCATCAGCTGACTTAGGAATTGTAAGAGTAGGCGGACTAGAATACCCTGAACCTGGATTAGTGATGTTTATACTAGTAATTTCACCACCGCTTATAACAGCCGTTCCTACGGCTTGAGTACCACCTGAATCTGGTGCACTTAAAGTTATGGTAGGTAATGTTGCGTAAAAATTACCACCGCTATCCATATTAATTGCATTAACTGCTCCACCTGATAAAGTTGCAGTCGCCTTAGCTTCTTGTTTAGGTGCTGCTGGAGGGTCTACTACAACGGCCGGAGGTGCAGTATATTGATCGCCTACATTAGTTACACTAACTCTACGTAATCTTTTCCATCTATGACTCATTAATCAAGTTCCACTTTCGTAGTAGCTGTAATACCCTGCGTCAGAGTTAAGTCATATCTAAATCCAGCATCTACTTCTAGTTGAGTAATATCGTCATTCGAAACGTCGATATCTTCATCATTGTACTCGAATAATTCACATTGCAGTTTAAATACTGGTAAATTGTTTAATTGATAAAAAGGTTGTTCATGCTCGACATGCATGATCTGAAATAACTTTTTAGAGAAAGGCGTAAAAACTAAATCACCCTCGAACGGCCGTGTGCCAGTAATCTCATTGTCGTATCTCATTACAGTCTGTTGCCATCTACGTTTTGACACAGTAAATGTAACTTGGTCTCTTATCTCAACACCAAATTTTGTAAATAGATCTCCTTCACCATCGAAGCCATCGATGTTGTCTACATACATTTCTAACAAATAATTAGAGTTAAATTTTGATACAGGGTCTTCTCTAAAAACAGGATCTACATTCACTAAATCACGTGGCATATAATATAAATCTTGTCCATATATCTTTATGGATTCTATAATTAAGTCTTCATATAAATTCTGCTCAGACCTTGCACCAGCACTGAAATAAATATTTCGCATATTATTATCCTACAAACATAGCTACTGGGTCTTCGTGTTCTAGTCTTAACTCCTCTTGCAATCGTAAAATCTCTTGAGTTGCTGATTCATATATAGCATCGCCATTCATTGATACACCACCCGGAAGTTGCATACCTGAAAATTTTATCAAGTTCGAACCCCATTGCTGCTTGATTAGTTGAGTACCATATAGCTTTAACCATTTGTCATTCCATACACTAGTATGTGCATTTTCGTCAATCTTAATTAAAGCTTCTATTACAACAAAGCTATTTTCTTTGAGCGTTTCATCTTCGAAATCACCATGAATGTAAACTCTTTGCTGATGATAAGCATAATCGTGTTGAGGATGTCCATTTAGTGTCATATCTAACAATTGAGTATATTGTTGTATTTGACTGAAGTATCCAACATCACCTAGAAATGATGTCATGTTTGTAATGTCATGAAGCATCAACTGATACTTAACATCAAACATACTAGATCCCATAGACGAGAGCTGAAATGGCAAAACTCTCTTTACTTGTAGGACATTAGCTGGCACTGTAATATATTTATTTGTCACATCAGCTGCTGTTAACTGATGCTTAATATAAGTACGTAACATTGAATCGTTG